TAGCGGCGGCGGCATTCACATTTCCGATTGTTGTAGTAGCAACTGACTTGACAGTTAGGTTGGTTGGCAAAGAAGCAGGAAGGGCCGTTGTTGCAATGGCAATCATTCCGGCGATCGTTGCATCGGTACTCGTACTATTAGCACTTGGTGATCCACACGCATACAGAGTTGGATTTGCATCAGGTACTGCTTATGCGATTGGTACTATGCTTGACGTATACGTTTTCCAAGCAATAAGAGAAAAATCCAGTAACTGGTGGGCGGCACCGGCGATTTCAACTATCGCGGCCAACATCATTGATACCTATTCATTCTTTTATGTTGCCTTTGCAGGTTCTTTGGACGCAGAGGGTAACCTATCTTGGATCGGTGCAAACTGGCACGTGGTTGCACAGAACAACACACTGACTAAAATTGTAGTTGGTTTGATTGTGTTCTTACCAGCATATGGAATATTGCTGAACAGACTACAAACGAAATACGGAAAAAAACTAAAATAAGTTATTGGGGGATTAACCTCCCCCACTACACTATGAAAACATTTTATTTTATAATTGCTCTAACATTATTCACATTAGGATTAATTTTTTATTCTTCAACTGCGAAAGCAATAGATTTAGAAAAATATTACAAAGAAGATTTAACAGAAGTTGACAAAGCAAATATTGTTTTGTTTAATGTTCTGCAAGGTATTGATATGTTGCAAACTTTGGAAATTGCAAACAATGATGCCTACTACGAGAAAAATCCAATACTAGGAAAACATCCTAGTGAAACAGCCGTGGTAACATATTTTATCACGAGAGGTTTCGCACACTATCACGTAACCAAAATGATATCACAAAAATACAGAAGATTTTGGCACGGTTATAACGTGATTTACAATTATGATGTAATACGAGATAATCACGAATTAGGAATAAGAATAAATTTTTAGATTGTTGACAAATAATCTAAATACATATATAATTAAAAGTACATTATGGGAAACAAAGCAGGAAAAATTTGGGGACAAACAGAACTTATTTTAGCGAATAGTTCTTGTGAGTTCCACAGAATAGATTTCATAAAAGGTGGTGTGTGTTCCAAACACAAACACGAATGGAAATGGAATGGTTTCTACGTAGTGTCAGGCGAGATGAAAATCCGTGTGTGGCAAAAGGACTACGACCTAGTAGACGAAACCATACTTAAAGCCGGTGACTTCACAGCAGTTAAACCAGGACTATATCACTCTTTCGAGGGATTAGAATCGGGTGTTGCATTTGAGTTGTACTGGGCGGAATTCAGACACAACGATATAATCAGAGAATCAGTAGGTCATTTAAAATCAAGTAACATAGTAAGACTAGATAAAAAAAATGACAAATCAAAAAAACAATAATACATCTCCAGATGGTAAATGGCAAGTTACCATTGTCAATGGTAAACTGAATTGGATTGATTTGACAAAAATGCAAGGTCAGTATACAATAGAAGAAATAGTGCAGGCAACAAAAAATATATTACCGGAATTATGGAAAAACTAAGATACTCAGAAATATTTTACAGTGTGCAAGGCGAAGGACGTTGGGTAGGTGTACCAAGTGTGTTCTTTAGAGTGTTTGGTTGCAATTTTAACTGCCACGGATTCGGGCAAGGCAGAGATAAAAGTAAATGGTTAAAACCAGATGAGATGCCTTATATGACTGAAGACTTATCAAATGTTAAACACGTTAGAGATCTGCCTGTTGTGGAAATAGGTTGTGATGCAAGTGCCAGTTGGGCAAGTAGATACAAACATCTTGTTGCTTGGGATAGTGTTGAAGACATAGCACACAAAGTTAAAGAGTATACACCAAACTATAAATGGACCAACGATAATGGTTCAGATATACATTTCATTATTACAGGTGGTGAACCAATGTTGTGGCAAAGAGAAACACAACAATTATTGAGACAACCAGAGTTCACAGATTTAAAAAATCTAACAATTGAAACAAACTGTACTCAATCATTCAAAGCAGATTTCCGTAGATTTTTACAAGGACTTGTAGCAGGAGATTACACAAAAGAACCAGTGCATATCACTTGGTCAACATCACCAAAACTATCAATATCAGGAGAACATTGGGCAAAAGCAATTAAACCAGATGTTGCAAAAGAATATTTTGATATTCCAAACTCTCATTTGTATTTTAAATTTGTTGTACAAGATGAACAAGATCTGGAAGAAGTGGAAATGGCAAGAGAAGAATATAAAAAATACGGTGTCGAAGCAGACATTTACCTAATGGCTGTAGGAGCAACAGTAGAAGGACAAGCAAAAACATCAAAACAAGTGGCGGATATTGCTTTACAAAATGGTTATAAGTATTCTCCAAGATTACACGTCGATTTGTTTGGTAATAAATGGGGGACATAATGGTTGGCAAAATTGACAAAACCAAGTATAATAAGACTATGAAAGTTAAAAAAACTAAAAAAACAACTGCAAAGAAAAAAGATTCAACAAAGAAAAGTGAAGAACCTTGGGTTAAGGTTTTGAATATGAATGTGGCTCAAGACAATCCTAGAAATGGATTTTTTGAGTTAGACTGGAATGATGAATTTGTTAATATGTTGACACAACATGGTTATGAAGGTGCATCACAGGAAGAAATTGTTGATAGATGGTTTCAAACACTTTGTAGAACAATAGGTAATGAACAAGGCGTTGATGTAACTGGATCTGGCTATGTACAAATAAACAGAACTCCAGATGGAAAGACTGAGGTATCGTAATGGGATATTTTTTACTTGGAGTATTAATAGGTTGGTTAGTACCAAGACCAAAATTTATTGGCAGAGCAGAGATAGCCATATGGTCTCCTATTAAGAAAAGACTTCCAAAATCTGTTCAAAACTGGTTCGGGTAAAAACTAATGACACATATATTAGTAGACACGGCAAATACTTTTTTCCGTGCTAGACACGTTATACGTGGAGATACTAGCGAGAAAATAGGTATGGCTATTCATATTACTATGAACTCAATCAAAAAAGCCTGGCAGGATTTCGAAGGAACACATATGGTATTCTGTTTAGAAGGTAGAAGTTGGAGGAAAGATCATTATGCTCCATATAAAAGAAATAGAAAAGAAACTATCGCCGCAATGACCGAAAAAGAAAAAGAGGAAAATGATGTGTTCTGGGAGTGCTATGATGACTTCGTTAATTTTTTAAAAACAAAAACAAACGTAACAGTACTACAGAATAATAGAGTCGAAGCAGACGACTTAATTGCTCGTTGGATCGATAAACATCCAAACGATAAACACGTAATTTTAAGCACTGACAAAGATTTAAATCAACTTGTAAATGAAAATGTTAAACAATATAACGGTGTTACTGAACAAACAATCACACACGAGGGTTGGTTCGATGCAAAAAATAATCCTGTTATAGATAAAAAAACAAAAGCACCCAAAGGTGCTCCTGATATAGAATGGATTATATTTGAAAAAAGTATGAGGGGTGATCCAAGCGACAATATCTTTAGTGCATATCCAGGTGTTAGAACAAAAGGTACAAAAAACAAAATAGGGTTAAGAGAAGCATTTGCGGATAGGAACACCAAAGGATACACTTGGAACAATTTGATGTTGACTAAATGGGTCGATCATGAAGGACAAGAACATAGGGTATTAGAAGATTATGAAAGAAACAAATTATTGGTTGACCTTCACGCCCAACCGGATGCTATAATAGAAGAGTTAGATCAAACTATTGCTCAAGCAAAAGCGGAAAATAAAAGCATTTCGCAGATAGGAATTAGATTTATGAAATTTTGTGCCAAATATGACTTACAAAAAATATCAGAACAAGCACAATTATATGTTGAACCATTTAATGCAAAATTAGTATGACAGTAAAAGCAAAAACATTAATAAAGGATAAATTTTGGATCGTTGAAGAAAACGGTCATAAGTTAGGCACATTACAAAAACAAGACGACAATGGTTGGATATTTTTAAGTAAAGCAGATAAAAGACAGGTATATCACACAGAAGAGAGTTTAAGATCACGTTTTGGTATAGGCATATTCTCACACGATATAGTTTTAGGTGAACCATATGATAGTACAGTTTCTACTATTGAACACGATGCAGGTACAAATGAATATACTGTTCACGGATTCCCTTGTTCACAAAAACCTTTTAATCCTGTGTTTGACGTACAAAAACATCTACCAATTTATACAAAAACACCAAAATCAAAAAGCCTATTTTGTGCCGGATATTACATAATTTGTTTTGAAAAAGGATGGAGAAAAGCATATTGTCCAAAGGTAATTACTTTGCAAAGATATCCTTACAAAGGACCAATGAAATCTAAAATAGAAATGCAACAGGTATTAAACAATGCAGTCAAAGAATACTCAGAATCACAAGATACAAACACGTCCAATTGAAGATTTGCTCGGTAGAATAAGAGCATTACGTCAACAAGGACAACAAACAATTACTATTCCGGCCGCCGAAGCAGATAGACTAGCAGACTCATTATCGCAAGTGATGACAAGACTAGTGACCATTCAAGAAGAAATAATCGAAGTGTTAAAGTCTTCCCAAGAATCTCAGACAATTAACATTGAGATGGACGGTGGAAATTTTTCACAAAAAAAATAGATCCGTTGCTCAGTAACGAACAACATTCCATTTGACGCTCAATCGCTATTACCATACAATTTTAGGTAAATATAAGTGTAAAAATGAGCAGACCAAAACCTAAAATAATACTCGAACATTCCAACAAAGAAACTTATAAGTTGGACCAAGTTCTTGCGGCGGAGGGCATCTGGGCGGTGTTCTACGATGGTAAACCAATCAATCTAAAAACTTCAAGTTTGGTTGCCAATTACCCAGGACCAAAATACAAGAAAGTATCATTTTCTAATCCAGGTCACGCAGAGAATCTAGCAAAAAAATTAAACACGTTACACAAGACAGATAAATTTGATGTATATCTGTTAAAGACTGGTGATAAATTTGCTAGGTAAATGTCAATAGACAAAAGCAATACAAATCCAACCAATAACTACATATATGGACACCAAGACGGCATATACCAAAACTTTCCTTATGCTAAAGGAACAACCACTTCATGACGAAAGCATAAAGACCGCTTATTACACTTGGTGGCAAAATGTTAGAGAAAAATATCAGGCAAGATCATTAAGACTTACTAAATTAGGTTTTGAATGGATTGAATCTTGTGATATTAAAACTTACGATATCAAGTTTCCTGCTAAAATTATATTCACTCCACAAACATATCTATGGTTAGATGAATTTGTCGACTGCCCATACTTTGTAGACAAGAAGAGAATTGTAGTAACTATGGAAAAAATGGCTCTACAACTAATGCTTTTTGCTGGAGATATCACAAAATATGGTTTGGCCCGGGCAATGAGCAAGGCCGACGAACAAAAAAGCCAGTAAAATAGCGACTTTTACCAGGTTGACGTATAACACAATTCTGCTATAATGGTATTATAAACATTTTAAACAGGAGTGTATAAATGCCAAGAAGCAAAAACAAAGAACAAGCAGTAGGTTCACAAAATAGAACGGTTACACCGAACGAGGCAAAACTTGCTCTAGAACACTGCATTAAATTACAAAGACCAATAATGATGTGGGGAGCACCAGGTATTGGTAAATCAGATATCGTAAAACAAATTGCGGACTCTCAAGAAAGAGAAGTTATTGATATTAGACTTCCTTTGTGGGAACCAACAGATATTAAAGGTATTCCGTATTACAATTCACAAGAAAACAATATGGTATGGGCAAGTCCGGCAGAACTGCCAACTGATCCTAAATCAAATGCTATTGTGTTTTTGGATGAGTTGAACTCGGCGGCTCCGGCTGTACAGGCGGCGGCTTATCAATTAATTTTAAACAGGAGAGTAGGACAATATCATTTGCCAGAAGGAGTATCTATTGTGGCGGCTGGTAACAGAGACTCAGATAAAGGTGTCACTTTTAGAATGCCTGCTCCGTTGGCAAACAGATTTGTTCACATTGAACTTCGAGTAGATTTTGAAGATTGGTTAGAGTGGGCAACTAACGATCACATCCACGCAGATGTTGTTGGTTATGTGACATTTGCAAAACAAGATTTATACGACTTTGATCCTAGAGGATCGAGTAGATCATTTGCGACTCCAAGATCTTGGAGTTTCGTATCACAACTTCTATCAGACGACCTGCCTGAAAGTACACTCACTGACCTCGTTGCAGGTGCTATAGGAGAAGGATTGGCCGTTAAGTTTATGAATCACCGAAAGGTGAGCGGCCAACTTCCTAATCCGTCTGATATATTGAGTGGCAAGATAAAAGATTTGAAATGTAAAGAAATATCAGCGATGTATTCTTTGACAGTTTCTTTGTGTTATGAATTACAACAGGCACACGAGAAGAAAGCAAAGAATTGGAATGAACAGGCGGATAGGTTTTTCCATTATATGATGGACAACTTTGAAACTGAATTGGTTGTGATGGGTGCCAAGATTGCACTTACGAACTACAAACTTCCGTTCGATCCTAGCAAGTTGAAATCATTTGATAGGTTCCATAAGAAGTTTGGCAAGTATGTCATAACTGCTATGGAGTCTAAATAA